AGACAAAAGGCATCGGAATAGCGGCGCAGAATTTAGCAACAGGCGACTATTATGAGATTGTTTCTAAATCATCAAGCAATTTTGTAATAAGATTTAAGAACAGCGGCGGCACTGTAGTTAGCAGGACATTCGATTACACAGTTGCAGGATTGGGTCAATTAGTAGCATAGGAGATTTATAAATGGCACAGCATGACATGAACATTGCAAATCAGGGCTTTCCTAATTTTAGGTCAGACTTGAATAATGCTTTAAGCGCACTGGTGAGCAATTCATCCGGCAGCACTGCACCGTCTACAATGTTTTCTTACCAGTGGTGGCTTGATACAAGCACAACGCCGACCACTCTTAAAATGCGAAATACGGCTAATGACGCATGGATAACTGTTGCATTTTTTAATCAATCAACAAACTTAATGAGCCTTAGCACAACGACAATCATATCAACCAGCGCGACATCATTGGTAGTTGGAGCAAATGGGTCTACAAATCCGGCATTTACTGTTGACTCATCTACAGCATCACAGGCAGCAGGATTTAAGATTACCGGCGCGGCTACGGGCGGGACTGTCGCTCTTGTTGCTACGGATTCAGGATCAAATACTAATCTTACCTTTAATGCAAAAGGCACTGGAACAATAAGCATTGCAAACATTTCAACGGGCAATGTAATAGTTGGAGGTAGCGGGTCTGCAAATCGTAGAGCAGTAATAACAGCAAACGGACTTGCAACTTTCGGATACAGTGACAATAGTTTGCAGTCAAATGTAACTTTGGAAAACTTAGACACTTCATCAACAACAAATCACGGATCATCTATACTTTGGCGAACTTGCGATAATTCAACAACTACAGCTATAAATTCAGGTCGAATCGCTGTTATAAAAGAGCAGTTATGGACTACAACAGCATCTACCCAAGATTCGGCTATGGTTTTTTATACCACACTAGACGGTAGTCTAGGTGAAAAAATGAGAATCGGGTCAGCAGGTAATCTAACGGTAATTGCCGGAACAGTCAGCGCACCGGCTATTGTAAGCACTACAGGAACATCAGATACAGGTCAATGGTTCCCCGCTGCGGACACAATAGCATGGTCTACTGGCGGCAGTGAGCGAATACGTCTCAACTCTAGTGGGAATACATTGTTAAATACTACCGCAACTTTTGGGAATGCCGCGAAGTTAGAAATATTATCCGATTCTGGGTCGGCAAATCTTATAAATCTAAGGCAGGTTAGTGCAACTGCTGGGGATTATGTACGACTTCTAGTATTGAGTGACAGTACATTCCAAATATCAAACGCAGGAAACACTGCTGGCGTTTCATTATCTTATGGCGGCACATCATGGTCTGCTATTTCAGATGAGCGCAAAAAGCATATAATCGAGCCTATAAATGATGGATTGAATAAAGTTGCAAAATTAAGATCAGTAATAGGTCGATTGAAAACTGATAAAGAAGATGCAAGAAGGTCAATGCTTATTGCACAAGATGTATTAGCTGTACTTCCCGAAGCAGTAGAATATAAAGAAATAGATGACACATATTATTTATCTATTACAGACGTTATACCTTTGCTAGTTTCAGCAATTAAAGACTTAAAATCTATTGTTGAATCTCAGCAAAATCAAATCAACGCATTGAAATAAAGGTATAAAATAATGGCTGGATTAAAATTAATTACCGCGCCAGCGAGTGAGCCAATATCAACATCAGACGCTAAGTCTTTTTTGCGAGTTGATACGTCAGACGATAATGCTCTTATAGACAGGCTTGTAAAAACAGCAAGGATATTCTGTGAAGAATACACGGGCAGGGCATTAATAAATCAGACTTATGAATTTTATATAGATGCGTTTTCAGAAGTTGACACGCCATTATGGGAAGGAATACGAATTGGCGCAGATATTAATTTATATAAAAATTATATAAATCTACCAAGACCGCCATTATCCAGCGTAACAAGTATTTATACATACGATGATGCAGATACAGGCACGTTATTTCCTACAACATCTTACTATGTTGATTCAATAGCCTTGCCCGGACGCATCGTGTTACGCAATGGCCAGACTTGGCCTTCATCTTTGAGAACTGCAAACGGCGTTAAAGTGACCTATATTGCAGGATATGGATCGTCAGCCTCAGATATACCAGAATCCTTGATTACAGGAATGAAGGAGCATGTATCATATTTATACGAAAATCGAGGCGATGATGAAAAAGTAAATAATATTCCTATAATCGCAAAGCAATTATATATGCCTTACAGGATATTGTCTTTTTCTAGCAATCCTTTTTCTAATAATACGCTGGGCAAGGTTATTTTCTAATGACGACCAGAATCGGAAATATGCGTGAAAGGATTGTATTCCAACAGCAATCAAGGACTGTAGATTCTATGGGCGGCGCAGCGGTAACATGGTCTACTGTCACGACTGTATGGGCGAGCGTGGATGAAACTTCAGGCAATGAAACATTCCCGACGCTTCAGATACAGCCGCAGACTACCGTAACTTTTATGATTAGATATTTATCAACAATTACGCAGGCAATGCGGATTAGCTGGAATTCTAATTATTATAATATTCAGTCAATCATCAATGAAGGCAACCGTGATAAGTATCAAAAGATAGTGGCGACAAGAGGCGTTGCTGTTTAATGGCAAGCGTGAGCGTAAAAAATGCAAGGTCGGTTGATGCTATTCTGGATAAGTTGGAACAGCAATCTAATGATTATTATGCAAAAGTTATAAATTACGCTGTAAATCAGGTAAGGAATGAAGCGATCTTGGGAATACAGCAAACGCCTAGAACTGGAAAAAGATACAAAAGAGGCAAAAAGACGCATATAGCATCATCGGCAGGGAATCCACCAGCAATCGACACTGGAAGATTACTTAATAGCATAAATTATGCTATAAAAAATAGATACACAGGCGAGGTTTATGCGTCAACAGAATATGCTGCTGCATTAGAATTTGGGACTGTAAGAATGGCGGCAAGGCCATTTATGCAACCAGCATTAGAAAAGAGCAGAATAAAGATACTAGACTACGCAAAAAAATTTAAGTATAAAAAATAATGGCACTACACACATCAAATCTTAGAAACGCAATTTATACAAGGCTAACCAGCGATGCCACACTAATGGCATTGATAACTGGCGTATATGATGATGTTCCAGAAATAACCAGCTATCCTTATGTTGTGTTAGGTGACGACTCAGACATAAATTATGGCACTAAAACATTAGATGGTGTTCAATACGTCATAAATATACACGCTTGGAGCAGATACAGAGGCGTAAAAGAGGCGACAGAAATACTAGAGCGCATTTATTATTTATTGCATGAATATGCTATAGTTGTTACAGGTGCGTCTGCGGTACATATTAGGCAGGAGTTTAATACTGTACTTACAGATGATGATGGTATTACTCGGCATGGCATCATCAGATTCCGTGTTGTTATATTCGACAATAATTAGGAGATAAAACATGGCAGCACAAAAAGGCTCTGCGCTACTTTTGAAGATTGGCAATGGCGCATCACCCGAAGTATTTACAACGATTGGCGGCTTGCGTTCAACGTCAATAAGTCTTAACGAAGAAGCGGTAGACGTTACGACAAAAGATAGCACTGGCAAATATCGTGAATTGCTTGCACAAGGCGGCATTGTAACGGTAAGCGTATCAGGATCAGGCGTATTCACAGATGCGGCTAGTGAAACAACGCTGAAATCGGCCTTTAATTCGTCAACTTTCAAAAACTTTCAGTTTCTTGTCCCTGATTTTGGAACTTTTACTGGTGCATTTCAGGTGTCAAGCCTTGAGTATGCCGGTGAATATAATGGCGAAGTGACGTATTCGGCTACCTTTGATTCAGCTGGGTCGATTACCTTCGCAACGGTCTAATCCGATGACTTGGAACACAATCACGGCAAATATAAACGGTAAGGATTATTCCTGTCATTACGATGGCAGGAATTTATCTATACCTTATGAAAAAGACCTATTGGAAAATTCCTTGTCTATTAAGTTGGATGATGAAATATACCAATGCCAAAATATAACAAATATCGCAGATCGCGATGAATTGCTTTTAATCGAACTAATAAAAGAGGAATCAGATGAATCCGCACAGGGGCGAAACAAAACTAAGTCTAGCAGGAAATAGTTACAACGTAAAATTGACGCTAGACGGTATTGCTAAAATAGAAAATAGTACGGGATGCTCAATAATCAAGATCGCGCAAAAGTTATCACAGGGCGATCTTACGGTTACAGAGATCGGTTCTATTCTGTTATACGCAATAAGGTCTGGTGGCAATAATGTCAGTCAGGCTGAAGTTAATACGATGATATGGAACGAGGGGCTTGTTAATTCGATGAAATTAACCGGCGACCTGATAACGATTGCGCTGGATACAGGCGAACAGGGAAAAGGATAAGCCGCGGTAGAGCGGCAGATAGCATTCCTTGGCAACGATACATCAGTATCGGGATCGGCATTATCGGCATACAACCAGATCAATTCTGGAATATGTCACTAAACGAATTTATATGCGCTCTCGATGGGTTCATGGAGTTTAATACTAGCGCAAAAAATACGCCCTTAACAAAGGCAGAACTTAACGAACTAATGGAGTTGTATCCAGACTAATGGCATCCGAAACCATAGACACCCTGATTATAAAAATTCAGGCAGACATGGAAGGTCTGCGGGCTGATTTATCAAAAACTGAAAAAGAACTCCAGAATTTTTCAAAGTCTGTTGATAAACAGACATCGTTTATTAGCGGATCATTCAAAAAACTTGGTGCAATAGCGGTTTCTTATTTTTCAATTCAGACTGTTAAATCGATATTTAATACTATTGATTCATTCCAGAAGCTACAAACATCGCTTATATCTGTAACTGGATCGGCTGAACAAGCTGCAACAGCATTTAATATGCTGCAAGAATTTGCTGCAAATACTCCATTTTCAATCGAAC